AATAATAGCTTGATAGTCTTCTGGATCATTTTTTTCACCAAAAACTCTTTTAAAGATTTTCTTTAATATACCCTTTTGTGTTTCGTTTATATTTTTTACTTTGAATTGTGGTTCTTTTCCGCCAAAATACCCTGCTGCAATAATGCTTATATAATATTCAAGTGCAACAACAACATCGTTCTTGTCATATTTTCGTGTAAATCTATCTTGTAAATATTTTCTGTGCATAAATATTGGCAATGCTTTTCCCCATAATATACTTATGTTTTGATTTATATTTTTTTCATTTAAAAACTCATCTTTATATTGTACTTTTTCTACGAAACTCATTTTGATTCTCCTTT